CTCTTGGATCTAAAGAAGCAGTAAGAATTCTAACACCTGAATTTCCATCAGATGAGAATCTAGACACAAACTGAGAATCGCTGGAAGATACAACAAGCTTGAATTTTCTTGACATCTCAGTGGCTTCTGTCATATTTGCAATGTCATTAGACGTTTGTGTCCAAGTTCCATCATGACTTAAAACCTGAATTCTGGAATCTTTTGTTGTAAAGATGGCAGCCCTTACAAGATGGGCATTGTTAGTTGTTGAATCAAAAGACGGATTATCTGTAAATAATGGTAAACCTTGCTCTTCTCGAGGACCACCAGATGATGAAATGAAGTGAAGAGCAGTCAAAAACTGGACTCCACCTTTCGATGCCCCTACATCAGAGTCAAAAGCAGGCGTAAGTTTAAATCCAGCATTTTTTACGGTTCCATCCGTTAAAGTAACGGCAACATCAGCCATTGTTTGATTTGAACCAGCACCTAAAACCCTGGTGAATGTAAGTGAAGGTTTATTTACTAGCCATTCTCGGACAGCAAATGTTGAAGGAAATTGTTGTTTAGCATCACCGAAACGTGATTGAAAATCTTCAAAAGAACCAACTGTAGTTGGAATGAAAGCAGGACCCCTTTCAGAGGCTCCAATTACCCCTGCTGGAATACCTTGTGGGGAAGATTGACCTGGAACAAGTTCAATTTCTTGTTCAAAAAATCCGGGTGATCTAAATGATCTTTCAGCCATAAATGTCTCCTTTAGCTAAGCATAACTATTCTATAAATATCATTTCTAATATTGATTAGCCACTATTTTTGAACATTCGAATATTTTATGTTTTCTTTTCATTGAACTCACTAGCAGAAATAACTCTTTCCCCTTGCGAATTTGAACTTGTTCTTTTTACTCGAATTTTTTTCCTTTCTCCCGTATATGGGTCATTGCTATACTCGATAATATTAACCTGTTGTTCGCTTGTTTGTTTTAAACCATTTGGATATTGTGGAATAATGTTCGTAATATCACCTGCCCTATTTTTAGACTGAATTTTTCCTGGAACTCCTGTACTATCAGGAAAAACTAAATCATCAATAGTTTCTATGTCGGAAAGTAAATATGCATCAATATTTCCTGGTGGTATTCCTGGACCCGGAATATTTTCAATTTCTTTTTCAGAGACAGAATTGAAGGATACGACAGGGGCAGAAACAAATCTTTTGATTGGTTTTAATGATCCAGGAAATTCTGGCAAAATCAAGTATGCAGGAATCTCAACGGAAATATTTGACTTTAAAAGTCTCTCAGTATCAGAAAAATCTGAGGTGTTATTGTCTTGATTAATTTCACTTCCAAAATAAGCAACCAACCAATAGCCTTTTAAAGTTTCAATTTTTATGTTTCGGGCACCAGGCTGTAAATAAGAACCCAATATTGCCTGTATGACATCATTCATTTGCTGCTGGTATTGTGTCCACACTGTTATTTCGTAGGAAAGAGTAAAGTACTTTGGCATTGGAATAACGATGGTTTCATAAATTCCTTTCTCTAGTCTTGGATAAAAAATCCTTCCTGAGGATTCGAAGAAATCAGATGCCTTTCTTTGTGTTGACTGATAAAAGGGGTCTTCTTTTGAAATCTTTCTTTTGATGATTAGTTCATTTAATCTATCATTAATTCCGCCACCTTTGTTATTTTCTTGATTTATACCAGTTCTAGTAATAGAAATGATTGGCAAAATTAAGGCGCCATTTTTGTCTCTTACCGGTTCTTTTTTAGTAGCTACTGCGAATCTTTCACCTGTAGAAAATATCACCGGAATTCTTTTTTGTTCTCCATCGCTATTTTTTGACGTTCTATAAAAAAGTGGTAAAGATGATTGAAACAGATTAAAAAGGGCACGATCTACATCTTCTATTCGCAAAGAAGGAAGAAAGTCAGAATCGCTAGATTCACCTTCATAGCCAGTTGATAATTTTCCAGGAATTTCTGTTTTTGAATCATATCTTGTAGACATTACGGTTCATCATCCCCATAAAAAGAAAATCCTAATGAATCCTCAGAAACTTTTCTTGGGCCTGAGATAGGTTCGTCTAGGACGCCCTTTTCTATCAGGTCTCTTCTGTCATTGGTCGGACCAAGAATGTTTTCCTTTTCTCCCCTTTGTTGAACGAATACCGTTTGAATTGAGTCAGTTTCTAGAAGACTCTCAGATGTTGGACCAATTGGATTTTTAGCAATTAGTCCATTTCTAGCATATTCACCCATGAATTCAACGCCAGTTGGGTGTTCTACCTGACCAAAAATTTTTGATATTTCATTTACATGGACGATTTCATAAAATGAACTACCATGAGAATAAAAATCTCCAATCCTTGGACGAATGTTTTTATCTAACAAATCTCTATAATGAACGAACGCTTTGGTGCTTGTTTTGTAATCAACACCAAATTTATCAGTTTTAGTTGATGAACCAATCCACTCAAGTCTTACTTCTATTTCAATAGGAGGGTCGAATACTTTTTCTGAGGATTCATCGTAAACATCATGGACTTTTGACAAATCTTCTCGAACTCGATAATAAAATAGTTTTTGACCACTAACATCTTTGATTACTTCTTTTGTTAGGTCACTTATTAGGTCAAGCTCTCTTGATGTAATGAATAGTCTTGCCACAATTTTATCCGATGATTATTGATCTTCCCATTGGAATTGCCTTTAAAACTTTTTGAAGATTGTCAATTTTTGCCGCTTGTGCTTCCAGCAGTTTATTGTATGTTAGAGATTCAAATATCTCCTTGGCCTCTGTTTTTAACTTGTCTTTTTCTTCTCGACCCTGAGATATCAGAGCATCCCCGTTCAATGTCAAATCTCCGCCTGGAATCGGAACTGACGTGAATTTTGTTCGAATCAACCCAAGCAATTCTTTACACAAGGCTAGGCAATATTGTCTTGTCCATTGTCTGCCAATCGAATTTACATTGGAATAGACAAGATTTCCAAATGGAACATTTTGAAGACCAGATACTCCATAAATAGTTGGATCCGAAAAAGCAGGCATGAAGGGGTTTTGTTCAAAACCAACTCGCATAAATAGTCTATGAATAGGACTGTCAGTTGTTGGTGCCGGAAATATTCGAATCTTGGTGCCAGTAATTTGATATGAATAATTGGATCTTCTTACCCTGTTAGAAAGAGACATTTGTCCGCCTCTAAGAATATCTTCAAAAACAGGCAAAACATAGAAAACAGTTTCAGGTGTAAATGATTCAAAGGAAAATTCATTATTCAAGTAATTGATTGCTGATGTGGTGTCAAAAAATCGATAGGCAGATTGAGGACTAAAATGAAAAACCTCATAAATCCTCATCTTACCTTGACCATTGTTAGGATTTAAAGAAGAAGAAATGACTGGAATATTGTTTCCATCAACCAGGTCTTGATAAATATCATAATCTTGCCTATTTCTCTCTAAAAGAATAGAGCCAGACATTGTGTTATAAGAACCACCTAATCCCATATGTGATGAATAAGGCTCAGACATTCTCAAGTAAAATTCAAGGGTATCTCTTGGAAATAAGCTTTGAGCAGAGTCTAAACTACCTGTGGCTGTTCCTAGCAAATTGTCTAATTGAGATTTTGCCTGATATTGATTTACCAGGGCACCATACTCAGTAAAGGCCTCTTCAAAGCAGGCCCAGATTTGTTTCTTGGTTAATTCTACCGAAAGAACATCATCACCAAGCTTTCTCTTTACAAACAAAACCATGTTGTCGGCTTCGGTTTGAAAGGCTTGATCTGAGTCAAAGAAGCCAAAAGGAGTAGGATTTTGTGTTGTTGCAAAACTCATTGACCCACCAAATAAAAACTCTTATATTCATATTTATCAAGCAGGTTTAGTTTTTTTAGACTTTATAGACTCTCATCAATTTTGTCTAATGCTGAATTAACCTTCTTAAGAAGGGAGGGATTATCATCTCCATTGACAGCAATGACCTCACCGAATGTTGTCCATTCATCAGGCCAATTTTCGTAGTCATCAATTTCACGTGAAAACCTTAACTTTAAACTAAAACGGCCACCTCATAGTGAGGTGGCCGTTGAACAACTAATCTAAGATTAGATGATGTTCATATCAAGGCAGGTGACAGTTCCGTAGAAGTCACTTCGAACCATCTTCTTACCATATCTGGTCATAACACCCTTTCGAGGTGTGAAGTCCTCTGGCGCGAACACGGTTGGTGTAACAATAAGCGGAACGTATGGAGCATAAACATATCCTGTCTCAAGGTAACTTCCACCCTTGAATCCAACAAGAATCTTGTTTCTTGGGAAGTAAGGATCCTTGTAAACAGTAAATCTGTTGCTCAAAGTTCCAACCTTTTCTGCACCAATCGAGAATGGAGCTCCAACCTGACCACTACCATCTACTGAGTAGTTTGGTCTGTAAAGAACTGAGGATTCAAGAATGGTTGCAACATCAGGGCTGACAACGATGAAGTTCGCAGAACCACGAAGTGTCTTTCTGTGAATTTCGTTAGCAACGTCGATGATTGTCTCGGTTAGTGTCTCATACCACTCACGAACTGTTCCAGTGAAGGCAGGCCCTGGGGTAAGTGAACTGTTTCTTGCAATCTCCAATCCAGTAACCTTGTTGACGAAACGTCCAGGTGCTCGACTCCAGAAGAAGTTAGCTCCTGATGCCTGAACAAGAAGGTCTCCAAGAATCTCACGATCGATTTCAAGAGCAATCTGCTCTGAAAGAATCTGCGTGAGTTCAACTTCAGCATCCAAGCTATGGTAAGCATTAAGATCCTGAGCAAGCTCTGGTGACCAACGTGCTCTAAGCTTTCTTGGCTCAGCGGTTACTGAGATCGATTCAATCTTGATATCAATCTCTGGAATTGCTGGGGAAGGATCAACACCAAAGTTGGATTCAAAGGTTGGAATGGTTAGAGCCGAACCAACGCCTGATTCAATGTCAAGGGTTGAAGCCTGGACATACGAAACAGCCAACTTAGCAGCATCAGCTGTGTTTGGACCAGCTGACGATGAAACAACCATTAGAATGGCTGCGTTTGGTGTTGCAACAGTTGCAAGACCTTGAGCTGTGAACTTAGAAGTTCCAGCATCCCAAACACCAACCTGATTGAGTCTACGAACGTTGAGAATTCCTTGTCCACCCTGAACTGTCTGAGGAATTGAAGCGACTGTTGATACAGTCTGTCCATCCTGAACATAAAGGGCAACATCCTTCACCATTGTTGAATCAATTGGAGCAGATGCTGGGAATGTGGTGGTGTCAAGTTTAAGCACGAATGCCTGGAATTGTCCACCATCATCAATTAGATCAGCAACCTGTGAATCGAACTGAATAAGTCGACCATCACTGCCTGATGATGTAAGGGTAAGTGCAGGATCAACGGTTGAACCAGCGTTATAAGCACCGGAAGCAAAAAGTCTTGCCTGTGCAATATTTTGTGAAGCATGGAGCTTGGAGAATCCAACACCAGCCAAATCATACATACCACCAACACCAAGTGAACCACTTTGAACACCACGACCAGCTGGGTTATTGTAGATTGATGAGCCGGTTACGTATGTTGCTGCTGCTGATGCAACAGTGCCATCGACGCCAGTGCCACCACCACGATTTGAGCCGTATGTGTAATCAAGGTAGAATAGAAGTCCGGAAGGAAGGCTCATTGGCTGAATTGAAACGAGGTCATTTGCAACCAAACCACCGAAAACCCTGCGTACGATTGGGAAAGCGATATTTGTGAAACCACGAATATCACCACTTGACGAAGCAGAACCAGCTCCAGCACCAAGACTGTTGGCTTCTCGAAGAACCTGAGCCATCTGGTTTTCCAAAAGTCTTGACATGTTTTCTTTATGAACACCGTTAAGTCCTTTAAGAAGACCAGTTCGGTTCCATTTTTCAACTAAGCGTCTATTTTCAACGCCAAGATCTCTTTGGCGAATACCTGCCGCCAACTCATCTAAAGAAATTTTACTCATTTTTTCTCCTGTAAGGATAGTTTTGTTTATTTGATACCAGCAAGAACCGACCAACGATCTGCTGCAGACTCATTCAGGTTACCAGCGGCACCTGAAGCGACATGCCTTGAAGATCCACCAGCGCTTCTTGTTGAACTCTCTGACAGATTGCCTGCTGTTCGACTTAACGACTCAGTAAGGCTTGTGTAAAGAAGCTTTGCCTCTCGAATTGTTGTTGCTGAATCCAGCGCTTCTACAACAGTTTTAAGTTGCTTATCTGACAACCCTCTATTTTGCATTAGCTTATTGACAAACAATAGCTTTGCGTTAAAGAGTTTCTGTTCAGCAAGCTGACGGTTAAGCTTCTGGACCGTCGAAGCAGCCTCTGCAAGGCGTGCTTTGAGAGCTCGATTCTTGCGAGCCTCCTGAAGTTTTTCTTCCTTAGCTTTTTTAGCTTCGGCTTTAGCTTTTGCAGCATCTTTCTTAGCTTTTCTAGCTTCGGAAACAGTTCCTAAATCATCGGCATTTGCATTTAGCTCGGTTGGATCTTCGAATGCATCACCTTCGTCATCTCCACCACCAAAGTGATGAACCATGTCCTCAGCAGATTCACGAAGAGTACGACGGCGACGAAGTCTTGAAAGTTCTCTTCTAATCATGTTTTCATCGATCGAGAATACTCTTTCTTTTCTAGACCTTGACTCATACTTCATCTCGTCCATTTCGTCCATGTCGTCCATTTTGTCACCCTCTTCAAGGTCACCCATGTCGTCCATGTCGTCCATGTCGTCCATGTCGTCCATGTCCTCGTCATCGCCCTCGTC